CAACCCAAATAACAACATACAACCTGGCGGTCTAGGTGGTGGTGGATATGCTGCGGGAACAATTCCTGGCGGTAATGGTGCCGATGGATTTGGTGGTGGAGGAGGTGGTGCAGGATACCCCAACAGAGTTGCAGGAAGAGGTGGTAACGGTGTAGTTATTATTAGATATCCTGTAGCTGATATGGATAATACTATAGGACAATCTTCTGGTAATCCTGCAATTAGTGCTGCTCAAATTCTTGCTGCTAATCCAAGTGCTGCTGATGGTTTATACTGGATCAAACCACCCGCTTGGAGTGGTTCAGCACAACAAATTTATTGTTGGATGTCAGATGGTGGTTGGATGTTAGTTGCATCTAACAACGCATCTAGTTCTACAATTCCTGGTGGAACTGGGAGAAATAATAGCAGCTATCATTTAGATAGATCGGGTGTTCTTGGAAGTCCTGATCCTAACTCAGATTATATTATTGGAAGTATGATTAACAATTTACATTGGTCTGCATGTAGAGTTCTTGGTTGGGGTGGTGGAAGTCTTAACGGAACATACTCATGGACTTCTGCATTAAACAACTTAGGAACATGGGTGCAAGCAGAATGGCAAATCAATGGTAAAGGAAAGGATAGATTAACTGAGATTCACATTAGAAATGAAGTCACCATAAGTTCTAGTGGAAATGGAATATCAGGTTCTGCCCAATACTTCTCAGTTGATGGTGTTCAACAAGATCTCAATTATGATGGTACCCACGATGCTAACTCAAACCAGACAACTATTGGAGGTGTTGGAACAGCAACAACAGGTGGTGACCCTGATGATGGATGTTATCTAGGTCATGGAAACTCAGAAGGAAGTCACGAAGGATGGTATCAAGCAAGTGGTCCTACACTTGATTCTCAGGGGTATACTACTTGGGTTAAATAAATTATTTTAAATTATGGATGAGTTTAATTATTTTGCGTATGTGAATGACAAAAATGTTGTTGAACAAGTTATCACATGCGATGATCCTGATAAACTAAGATCAATACAGCAGTATCAAGCACTGGGTTTATCGCCAGGTAGATGGATACAGGCAACAGAAAAAACACGTAGACCTTCAAAGAATAATAACTACGATCCTGTCAAGAACATATTCTATCCAGAACGAAGGTTTGCATCGTGGCATTTGAATGAGGAAACTATGTGGTGGGAACCTCCATATCCAAAACCTCCTATTACAGAAAAAGACGGTAGGTTAATATCTACTTGGAATTGGGACGAAGATACGCTACAATGGATACCGCAGACATGTGTTAACTGCGGACCTAACGATGAGTAATTTTATAGAACAGTATCCAGATAGTGTTACATCTGAAGAATGTTTATCATTGATAACATTATTTGAGTCATCTCCCGAACTCCAAAAACCTGGTCATACCACTTTAGGATATAATCCAGATAATAAAAAAGATACAGAAATATTACTTAATGGTGAATTAATTAATAACAATCAAGATTGGAAGAAAGCATTTACTCCAGTCTATGATGCGTTGTATAAAAATTTAGATGCATATAAAGAGAAGTATAAACATCTAGATGACTTGGATGTATGGGCAATACAAAAACCTGGCATAAACTTTCAAAGGTTTTATCCTAATGAAGGTTACAAGACTTGGCATTGCGAAGTGCCATGTGCTGAGTCATCTAAGAGAATTTTAGTATGGATGTTATATCTCAATACAGTTACTGATTTAGGTGGAACAGAGTTTGACTACCAAAACTTTACATGTAAAGCAGAGTCTGGTAAGATGGTTATATGGCCTCCTTATTGGACTCATTTTCATAGGTCACAGGTAAGTCCCTCTCAAGTAAAATATATTATGACTGGATGGTTTGCATATGTATAAGTATTATTGGTATGAAACTTTACTGCCAAAATCAGTATGCGATGAAATTTGCAATATATTAAAACAATCAGATACAGAACTAAAAGAAGCAGAGGTAGTAGGACAAGAAGCAAGTCATGTTAGAAAGAGTGTAAATCATTGGGTTCCTGACTCATCATGGATCAATGGATTTTGCAGACATTACATAGACTTAGCAAACGATAAGAATTTTAAATACGATATTTACTCAGGGTTTGATAATGGAAAGATACAATACTCATTGTATAAACCTGGTTATTTCTATCATTGGCATACAGATTCATTCTTTGAAAATGACAATTGTAGAAAATTATCATTTTCAGTTCAGTTAAGTAACTATGATGAATACAAAGGAGGAGACTTGCAGTTTGTGGATGATGAAGGTAAACTATATGTTGCACCTAAAACACAAGGGACTATAATAATATTTGACAGTCGTTTAAGACATAGAGTAAAAAAAGTTACTGAGGGTGAGAGAAGATCACTTGTTGGTTGGGTTATGGGACCTCGATGGAAATGAAATCATTTTTATATAAAGATCTTATTGACGTATCAGAATTTAAAGATGAAGGTGAGAAACTAAGAAAAAATTATAATTTAATGCCTCAAGGTATAGAGATAAAATATAAGAGAACAAGAGGTAAGTTCAATCTAGAATCTACCACTATACCAACTCAAGTGCCAAACTCAATTTGCATTTACAGTAATCCAATCTATTATGTGATGCATTATAAAATTAAAAATAAATTAGAGAAGAGATTAAGTAAGAGACTATATCCGACATATTACTTTGAAAGAGTATATCTAAATGGTCAGGATTTAAAAAAACATATTGATAGAGGTGCTTGTGAAGTTAGTGTCTCACTACACATATCCTCAAATATAGATAAGGATTGGCACATATATTTTAACCATGGAGATAGAATTGTTAGTTATAAATGTGACATAGGTGATGCAGTGGTGTATAATGGGGTGGAGATACAACACTGGAGAGAAGAATTAAAATGTCAGAAGAATCAATACTATCACCAAATCTTCTTCCACTACGTAGATGCTGATGGCAAATACGCTCACTTTGCTTATGACAGATGAAAATTATTAAAAACGTTTTAACAAAAGAAACTTTAGACAAAACAAGACTCCACTTACAAAAGAATATTGGAGCATACAAATGGTCTAGTAGTGAAATACTATGGAATCCTGGTCTAAGAATTGGAACAACTGGATCTACATTGGTGCAAGAAACTCCACAGTGGTTAAGAGACATTCTAATTCCAGAACTAAACAAAGTATTACCAGAGTATGAAGATATCAATATAAATTACCATCTTTGGCAAAGAGGTTCTGGGATATCTGCACATTCAGACAATGATTATATATTTGGTGCTACATTGTATCTAAACGAAGAGTGGCATGTAAACTTTGGTGGTTTGTTTGTATGGCAACCGAAAGACGAAGATACTATGAGAGCAATCATACCAGAAGAAAATATGTTAGTAATAAATGATAATTCAGAAACACACATGGTAACACCAGTATCAATGGAGGCAACTCAGTATCGGGTAACCCTACAGATATGGGGAAAACATGACCCTGCTGATGTAAGAACCTTACGTCCTTGACATTTTGTGCTATACTAAATAATATACTTATCATTATAAAGAATGGACATTGAGGGAATGGTCAAAGAGTTTACTGGCCAACTAAAAGATCAAAAAGCAACAATAGTTGAATTGGAGAAACAACTAGATTCTCGCAAAGAGCAAGTGTTGAGATTAGAGGGTGCAATAGAAGCACTAAATATGACACTCAAGAAACCAGAAGAAGATGGCACTGAAGAAATCAAGTGAACTTAGACAACAAGAACATGTAAATTCTAGGCAGTTTCACATACCTTTTAACGGAACTGTTGAAACATGTCCTTACAAAGTAGGAGACCTTTATGATGGTAGAACCATATTGTCAATAGGTTTTACCTCTAATGTATATGGAAAGTCTTATCATTTAGTCATAGAAAGAGACAGGACACACCTTAGAACTAAATTTGTATTTGACGAAAAACATGATTTAAAGTTTTGCAAACCTGTAGAGAGAATAGGTAAACAGGTTAGCGAAGGAGAAATTACAAAACTATTAGCAAAGGCGGGCGACGGAACTTCATAAATATATCTGAAGGACTTATTGTACCACAGGATGAAGAAGGTAATAGTAAGGGTCAGCGATAACTATGGTATGGATTCAGCAAATGCTGCAATCCTAAAACTATATGGTTACTTATCCTTTGTCGAATCATTTAGATCATTTCAGATAATTACTTATGAATGCCCAGAGAGGTATGAAAGTAATCTTCTTAATCAATTACAAGCATTAAGTGTAGTTAAAAATGCTACATGGGATAAGGAAGCTTATGCGGGTGATCCTATGCCACAGGAAGCAACCTTAACTGCAGATACATCTGGATCAATATCTACTAATACTGAAGGCGAAGGAACAGCTACAAGTAATACTAGAGCTCTATCTACAGCTGGATCAGGAACATTTTATGTAAAAGTTCAGAACATTAGTGGGAACAACTATTTTGTTTTCTCACAATCTATCAGTGGAACTTACAGCAGATTTTATAATATAACAGGAATATTGCAAGGTGGAACATATACGTTTGATCAAAGTGATTCTTCCAACGCTACTCACCCATTTAGATTTTCAGAAACACCTGATGGCACATGGACTACTGGTGGCACAGGAGAGTTTTCTACAGGAGTAACCGTTACAGGAACGCCAGGCACAGACGGTGCTACAACAATTACTGTTAGTAATTCAACTCCATCTATTCTATATTACTATTGTACTGCTCATTCTGGAATGGGATTATTTACTGCATCTCCAGATAGATATGGAACAATCAATATACATGACTACTGGCATCTAGATAGAATTACAAAACAAAACAGACAATATTTGAATAGGCAGTTTAGTCAATCAACTGGTGGATATGGAGATGGAGTAGACATATATGTCATTGACTCTGGTGTTCGTGGTGCGGGAAGACCTACTGGTAACAACGCAGCATTGCATCCTGAGTTATATGATAAGGATTTTGCAACCGATCTTAATGGTACTGCTGAACAACAGAACTATAGAGTCTATCAAATGTCTCACTACAGTGGTGCATATGGAACAAACAATGAGGATGATCAAGGTCATGGGACATATTGTGCTATTCTTGCAGCTGGTAGGACAGCTGGGATATGCAAAGACGCAAAGATATATGCTTTAAAAGCATTCAATAGTTCAGTAAGTGCTAGTTATAGTGGAATATTAGCAGCATATCAAGCAGTTATAGATCATAACGATAGCACAGATGCCAATTATAAAGGTAATAATCGTCCAGCTGTTATTAATTCATCATTCGGACCTACAATTCCTACACAAAACTCACCTAACATTGAGTTAAATGATGCAGGAGATGACTCAGGAACTGACGAAGAGATGTTAGATGACATCGAAGGAACTATAGCAAGTCAGAAAAATCTTATAATTGTCAGGTCAGCTGGTAATGGATTTAAAAATAGTAGTGATGTAACTGCAGGACCTTTACAAACTAAGACCGTAGCGGGTGCAAGAACAGCAGGATATGCTGATAATACTAATGGCGGTATTAACAACGTAGATGCCAACCAGAATAAAATTACAGTTGGTGCTACCTCTTATAATGATAGATGGGCGTTCTTCTCTAACTATGGTAGTGGTTGTACCACAGTAGCACCTGGTGAAAAAATTCTAACTCCACAGTATGACTGGACTGCTAACACACCATATACAAGCACAGGTAATTATACAACTATAGATGGTACATCATTCTCAGGACCTATCGTCTGTGGTATCGTTGCAGCATGGTGCGGTAAAAATGGTTACACACTAACCACAAACAACCTAACACTTCTAGCAAAAGAATTTATACGAACCACGGGATCAGCTGGTGATATTAGGACAGGAACACATGGCAACTATCCTATAAACAGCATAGTAGATAAGAAACTTATAGACAATCCATTTGTCACTTTATCGGGAAGTAACTTTGTAGAGGTTAAATTCAATCCATCTGACTCAGCTCATTTCTTAGGAAATGTAGGTAAGAAATGTCAACTCAGGACAGTTGGATCTACAGCAGGAGCAGGATCCTCTACACCAACAACACATAATTTAACAACAGCAGCACCAGGTTTGAATTATACCGTTAGTGGAACTGATAGGAATGGTAGTGTTTCTGGGACTCATCCAACTGTAACATGTTATGTTGGAGATACACTTAATTTTAATTTAACTGGAGTTCCAAGTAATCATCCATTTTACATTAGAGTATCAAGTCAAGGTAGTAACGTAACAACTCCAACTGCTAGTGGTCAAGGTTCTGTAGGAAATGCAACAGTATCTTGGACACCAAACACAGCAGGAACATACTACTATCAGTGTGGTGTCCATCCTAGTATGATAGGAACTATTACAGTATCAAGTGCACCTGGCGGTAGTGGTGGAGTAATAGTTGGTGGTATAAATTTATCTACATTGTCACATTCTGGTTGGTTAAATATACAAGCAGAAAGTGCAGTTAATAATAGTATTACTATACAAGCACCAAATAATGCTACTGCAGGTACAACTGGTGGTGGAGCAAATAACTATCTGGCATTGATAAACTCAGAAGGAAAAACACATGAGAGTTATGATGGCGTCGTATCTACATCAACATCTTTGACATCATCAACTGATGCACAAGAAGCACTTGGTCAAAGTTCTTCTGTTACTTACTATCCTGTAGACTCTGGTGTTGACTTCAATTACGCAGGAACTGGTGCTGAATTAACAGTATCTAGAGGTGCATTTTATCCATACATAGACTCTACTGTAACTTGGGATAGATCATCTGGAACCATAGCATCATATGCTAACGGTGCTAGTGTAAACGAAAACCTTGGATTATCTGGAACTACTTTTGCAAGCGAACCAACCTTTGAGGCATATACATTGAGTGGAGATGCTATTGGTGCATCTGGTCTAACATTTAATACGACCAATGGAAATCTATCTGGAACAGTAACATCAGATTATATTGACACAACATTTAATTTTACTGTTACTGAGAACGTAACAGGTAACGCACAGTCATATGCATTTACTACAACTGGAACTGGAGTTCTAATTAACGTAACCGCACAACCATCAAATGCCACTATAGAAGCAGGATCTGGTGGCACAGTATCTTTCGGACCTGTAGCGGGTATTAGTTCTGATGGTTCTACTATTATATTCCAATGGGAGTTCTCAAGTAATGGTGGAGCTGGTTGGTCTAATGTTTCTAATGGTGGTGGATATAGTGGAGCAACTAATAATACACTGGTTGTAGACGATGACTATGCCAAGAACAATTATCAGTATCGTTGTAAGTTAGATACAAACACTGCTATCGCACCAGTTTATTCAAACGTAGCTACCCTAACAGTATTCAGAACTATAAGTATTACTTCACAACCTGTAGATTCACAACCTGTCGCTCCTGCAGTAGGATCATTTACAGCAGTTGGTTCTACTTTGGATGCTGCTACTATAAGTTATCAGTGGCAAAAATCTGAGAACGGTGATGGTGTTAACTATTCTGATATAGGTGGTGCTAACACTACAACTTATAATACTGGCACCACAACATATGATGATGATTACGGTGATTACTACCGATGCAAAATGAGTGCAACTGGTGCAAGTGACGTATTTTCTAATGCTGCTAGATTATTTGTTCAAAGAACTATTAATATAACATCACAACCAACTAATACAACTGGTGCAGTAGGTGGAACATCATCCTTTGGTGTTGCTGCTACTACATCTGATAACGATGCAGGAGATAT